CGACAAGGCACCGAATATCATGGAGATGACCCCAGAGGAGTACGCTGGATACCTCCTTGAGGTTGGGGAGATGGAGAACCTGGCCATCAAGCTAGACGGGTTTGTGGGCAAGTTCCAGTGCAACCCCTTTGATGGCGTGTCGTGTCCCAACTATGAGTGTTTGTGCTTCGATCATCCTTCAAGGGTCAACTGATGGACACCCCTGACAAATCCCCCACGCTGGAAGAACAAATCAAAGAGTTGGAGGGGAAGGTAGAGCGGCACGACAAATTCATCTCAGGTCTTGGCTTCATCCTGGTTGCCTTTGCCTGGGTCAAACTTTGGGGATGCAGTTAATACCCCTATGAAGTAGCCCCAAAAAAGAACCCCCGCCTCTTCCTGCCAGGTTTTAGCGGGGGTTCTAAAGGACAAGCAATGAAAATCCTATCAAACCCATTACCCCTGTCAAGCCCCTTCCAATCCCATAGGGTAACTGCTCAGTTGTTCAGTTATCCCTTCAAGGGGTTTGGGGTTATCCCTTCAAGGGATAGGGGTTACCCCTTCAAGGGGCAGGTAAACGCCTGGGTTACCCCTTCAAGGGGTAGGGGTTATCCCTTCAAGGGATACAATAGCAAGGATCCTGTTAGCAAGGTTCCTGCTTCTAGCAAGGTTCCTGCTGCAAGTTCCTGCTTGCTAGCAGGATTGCTCAGCAACAAGTTCCTGCCTAACGAGTGGTCAGTCCTGCAACAATGGTCCTGCCCCCTGCTTCATACCTCCAAAGGGGTCCCCCATGAATAAGCCTACATGTAAGGTTGACAACTACATAAATCATTTGAGGGTTCCGATTGATTTGTTGTGGGCAACAGATTTGTACCCATTGACGTTGAGGGTTCATTTGTTGGTGGTGGACGCCTATCCAAGATCGGTGAGTACTTCCACCTTGGTCAATGTCCTGACAGCAGACCAAGAAGAAGTGCCCAAGGATAAAAGATGGAAGAGCATTCAAAAAGCCTTGGGGGCCTTGGCTAAAGCAGGGGTGGTTACCAGGAGGGAGGGGGAAAACCGCTTGATAGTGAATTCACTACCTGAAACGGGGACCAAAGGCTTGAAGGCGCTAAGGGGCCACATGGGCCGTAGGGGATTGAAAAGGGAAGGGAACCCAACCCCGGTCAAAAGCTGGGAAGCGGGGAAGAAGTCATCCAACCTGATGGCTATCACCGTTAGGTTCCCGAAGGATATCTTTGAATGGCTGAATGCTAACAACATGTTTGAGGACCTCAACATGTGGGCACAGCAGCTACCTAACCTGATCAAGGAATCGCCAAAGCTGACAAACATGGGGGGAAAACTGATGACCTACCTTGAAGGGGAAGTGGGGGTGGACAATCTTGAAGGGTTGTTACCTGGGGATGCTGTTCTCTTGCAAGCAGTTGATATCGTCTACCTCGCTAACAAGAAGAACCCTGTCGGCAACATCGGGGGATTCATCCGTTCAGTGTTGACCAAGGTGTCTGATGGCAACGAATACGGAACGGATTGGGAAGTGGACACCAAAGCCTTTAAGTCGGAACCCTATGGGGAACGGAACCGGGTAGCTCAGGCATTGAACCCTGATGGCGTAGGGGCTTAGGGCTTCAATAGTTAGGCTATAAATCCGTAATGGTGTCAAAACAAAGGAGAAGCACGATGCAAAACGCAAAGGAAATCAAAAGGAAGTTGGACATCATCGACGGCTTGACAGCGGATATCAGGAACCTGTTGGCCAAGAAGGTAAAGCAGACCGTCAAGGAACAAGACTTGACGGCCATGATGGACGAAGTCTTTGGAGGTGTCGAAGCCCCTGACGGCCTTCAGGAGGCGTCCGCCCCCTTAGACCCTACCGAGCCTACCCCCAAGGAAGGAAAAGCCGACACGGTTGACCCCAGCCCCCTGGAAGTGCTCAAGGCTGACTTTGAGCAACACCGTTCTGATGGGGAAGGGGAAGAGGAAGAGGAAGAAGAGTCCATTTGGGAGTTGTGGGACAACATGTACCCCAATGTTGCCCGCCCCAAGATTGGTTCCCCTGAATATGTGAGTCTCCGCAAGAAGTGGCACCAGGGCCGTCCAGGTAGCCACCCCCGGGCCAAGGGTAAGACCGTGGCCCTGCCCAAGGGTAAGACCGTGGCGGCTATCCACCGTATCCTGACGGCCCATCCTGAAGGTCTGACGGCGCAGCAGATCGCCCCGTTGGCCAACGTGACTTCGCAAAGCATCAATTACAATTGCAAGTTGCACATGTACCCCTGGCTGGTCGTGGTCGTCGGGACCAAGGGGGATAATCGTGCCCGTATTTGGGCACTGGCAGTATTGCATCCTGAGATTGCCAAGAAGCAGCAAAAAGCCCGTGAAGAGGAGCTAGGCAGATGACAACCCCAAAGCAGACGATAACCCCCAAAGTGATTGTTCTAGGCGCACCGAGTGAGGACCGCCCCTGTTACCATGCCGTCGTAGAGGCCGGGGATTTCTACTACCGGGTGAACCTTGGGCTTGGGCAAACTTCCATCAGGGGGCTGAATCCTGAAGCCCGTGCCGGTTTGGATAAGCCTGATGGCCCCAGCACTCAGGATTTGTACGACATAACCCGCAAAGCCATTGATAAAGCGGTGGCAGAGCAAAAGTTTACGATTTTGACGGGCCAGGCCCCAAAGTAGCCCTGTGGGGTTTGTAAAAGGGAAACTTTGCAACAGCCCAGATTCAAAAACCGAGTTGCAGCGGGTTTGCAGCTTTGGACAGACATGGAGGTAACCCAGAATGCCCCTCATTGAAATCCCCCTCTCCTTGCTAGCCCCCCTACTGGTAACAGCAAGCGATTGCGGCCACACCCTTGACCCTACGGAAATGGACAGGTTTGAGAAGGTCCTGAAGGGTCTGAACGACTACATGGAGAAGAACAACATCCGCCGCCCGACCTATGGGTACAAGCAGGTGGACGCCTTAGAAATTGCCAGGCTCGTTTTGACGACCATGGGCGGGGGTGAGACCGACCCCCGCGTTCCCCGGCTGAAGATCATGGTGAACGACGCCCTGGACATGGAAAACGCGCCACAACCAGAACCCGAGCCCGTCGTAGAAGCCCCACAGCCCAAGAGGAAGAGGAAGCAGGGGAAGAAGGGTGGGCGGGCGAAGGGGAACAACCCGAAGAAGGCCACAGCCACCGTGAGAGCTTACGGCGAAGCAGTTAGGGCGAAGCTGGTGGACCTGATTATCCAGGCGGGACCAGGCGGGGCCACGAAGCTGACGTTGGCGGAACAGGTGGACATGAAGCCGCCCGCCGTCCTGGCCCACCTGAAGTTGTTACGGGCTGACGGGCTGGTCCGCACCACAGGCTATGGCGTGACCCTGCGCTATTTTGTATCCAACCCCACGCCAAGTCAGGAAGGCAAGTGTGAAGTCCCGGACCCTACGCCAAGTCAGGAAGGCAAATGCGAGGTCCCCGACCTGGTTCCCGCCCCTATCCCTGACCCCACACCAAGGCGAGAAGGCAAATGCGAAGTCCCTATTCAGGGTAAGGTCCCTATTCAGGGTGGGGGCACGCACCTGTTGTAAATCCCCCTAGCGTGATGCTATGCTACACTGGCATTGTGCTGGAGGGCCAAATGCTCATCATCTTCCTTGATACCGAAACAACCGGATTCTCCAAAGAGGACCGGGTCATTGAGTTAGCCATCATCCGGTCTTACTACGACGACAACGACAAACCTGTCTGGCGTACCGAACAATCCAGCCTGGTTAATGCCGGTCAACCCATTTCCGAAGGTGCCTCCAAGGCAAACGGCCTGGTTGACGCCGATCTGGAACACGCCCCCACCCCTGATCAGCTTGTAGACGTGCTTCGTGAACTTGGGGAAGCCGACCTTGTGGTGGCCCACAACAGCAAGTTTGACGAGCGAATGATTGAACAGACCTGGGGCCAGTATTACTACGGGCGGCAGCGCCCCCTCTGGTGGGATACCCTCCCAGCAGCCCGCCAGCTTGTCCCTGATGCCCCTGACCATAAGCTCCCTACCCTGGTGACCCATCTCAACCTGCAAGCCGACTCAGGGGCACACAGGGCCTTGGCTGACGCCAAGGCGGTAGAACAGTTGTTCCTCCACCTTGTAAAAATCCACCGCAGTGGAACCATCAAGGGGATGGCCCGATGACCTACCTCGTCAAACTCCAGTTCTACAAGTCCAAATCCAAGGAACCCAAGGAAGACGAGTTAGGTGAGCCTAACAACATTCAATGGGTTGTGCTCCCTGTCACGGGCAACGTCCAGAAGGACCAAGCGGCCATAGCCCGCCTGATGGACACGGCTTCCAGGCTCGCCCTGGTTGGATAGCTAATGGCAAAACCAGGCCCACGCGGTAAGTTCACCAAGCTGGTCAAGGATGCCGTCCTTGAAGCCCTGTCCCTTGGGACATCCAAGGCCGAAGCTGCCGAAGCTGCTGGAATATCGTCCAGTTGCTTGTCTAACTGGGAAGCCCTTGGCCACAAAGACATCAAGGCCGGGAAAAAAACCCCATATGGAGATTTTGTAGGTCAAATAAAGGCCACAAGGGCAGCGAGTGTTGCGTTCCACCTCAAGTGCATCAGGGACGCATCCAAGGCAGGCAAGTGGCAAGCCTCAGCCTGGTGGCTTGAGCGGCTTCACCATGAACGCTACGGCAAGACCCCCGACACCATAATTAACAACACAGCCATTGCAGGGGCCGGTGTCTCCTCAGACCTGATGGTTGAGCTTGCAGCCCTGGACAAGATGTCTGACAAGGACCTGATGGCCCTGGCCAACCCCAAGACCTCTGCAACGACCACCGTGAAGGTGAAGCGGGTTCGGCGTACCAAAGCCCAAATCAAGGCTGAGGTGAAGAAGCTCCTGGCTGCTGGAACACCCAAGGCCCAAATCCACATCCAAATGAACGTGGGCAAGACCACCGTAACGAACATCCTCAAAGAACTTCCCTAACGTGCTGGAGGGCACTCCCAATGGAAATCGGCAAGAACACAGGCCCCTGGCCTCTGATTTATCACTCTGATGGCTTGATGACCGCAGCAGGCAACATCCTGTCCTACATTGAGGATGTTCAGGCACAGGCCATCCCTGGCCCCCTGGAAGCCATGGAGAGCTTCAACCGGGTGGCTATCAACCTGCTGGCCACAGCCAACAATTGCTTGCACCACGCCGGGAAGTTGGCAGCAGACCCCAGTGAGGTAGAGGCCATCCTGGTTCGCCGTGGGCGCATTGAGACCCGAGCAGAAGCCCTGATGAAGAAGGATCAGGCCAACCTGCCCCCGGCCAAGGAGACCAAGTACGGGTCCAAGCGGGCACGGCGTAAGAAGGGCAACTAGATGACCTACACGTACTGCTATCTGTGTGCAACCAACAAGGGCTGGCCTTACAGGGACTACGAGAACTCAAAGCACCTGGCCACCTGCCAGGTCTGTGGGGTGGAGAGGGCTTGTGTTGAGGCCCCTGCACGGGCTTGCAGGCTTGGTGGTCTTGACAAGAGGTGGGACGACGAGTGGGACAACTTCAACCAGGACCGTGCCGAACAGAGGGACTACGACGACAAAATGTCATGACCAAAGTTCGGGCTACAAGTTTTAATTCATGGTTAAAAGGAAAGTTTGACCCTTCAAAGTTAGAAAAGCCTAAAGTTTGGCCCAAAGTTGAGAATTGTGGCCCCTATTCAACTTTGGAACTGGAAAAGAAGTTACAAAGGCGGAAGAAATGAACAGTTACCCAATCCTGAAATACTTTGCTTACGACCACCTCCCAGAGCGCCTTCAGGTCATCTCTAAGCCCTTCCACGACCTTGCACAGGACATTGCCAAGATGGATGGTGGTGCTGAGACTGCCGTGGCGCTCCGTAAGCTCCTGGAGTCCAAGGACGCTGCGGTAAGGGCTGCCCTGTAGGAAGGTGGCCGGTGCTAAAACGCCTTTGGGTGTGGTTCACTCAAATCACCACACCCCAAACAACCTGGTGCTACTGCCCCTCATGCAAGATCGATCTGTGCCTAAACCCGGACGTGACCTATGAGGATGACGGCGAAGTTGTCACCTACCAATGCCCTTGCGGCCACACATCCAGGTGGCTGTTTGAGTGCATTGTCCCCCTTCTGCTCAAGCCCGGAGAGTGATAATGCCTGCTGAGTTCTCACTGCTCATGAACCAGCCTGAGCCCCTGGAAGAATGTCCGAGGTGCAAGGCCAAGTTCTTCAAATCCTTCTTGCGGGGGATGGTTCACCGACGCCGCAAGAGGTACTTCCTGTGGGGTGCTTGGGATTACTGTGCGGTGATTTGCGCATCCTGTAAGGAAATTGTTGGTTGGGAATCCCCATGAACATTGAAGTCAACATACGCCCCTACCTGGACGCAGACTGGCCCATCGTCTTTGACGCTTGGTGGCGTGCTGCTTGGGCGCAACACAAGTATGAGGTAGGTGGTGGTGCCCCCAGTATTCCCATGGGGAGCTACAAGCTGGGGCTTCGGTCCAGAATCACCCACCTTCTCAAAGCCGGTCAGACCCTGGTAGCCACTTCTACCACCTCAGACGAGTACGTCCTTGGGTTCGTCAATTGGCAGTGCTGGGCTGTGGGAGGGGAGCCCTTGAAGTGCGTTCATTTCATTTGGACCCGTGGGGGTAAGGGCGGTGATGGGGGGTTCAGGCGAATGGGGGTAGCAGCCCAGCTACTTGAGCACGCCGGGTTGGGCACCGGGTTCAGGTATAGTCAGCACACAGGGTCCATGGGGCGGATGCGTAAGGTCTGGAAGTGTGAGTACAGCCCCTTCCTCAGAGAGGAGCGGTAATGAAACTACGGGAAGATGTGTCCAGGGAAATTATGGAAGTTTTGCTAGATGTCCCGTACCCCTTCAAGATCCTGGTCATGCAGAACATTGGAGCCCACAGGGAAGGGTATGCTGGATGGTATCCCCTGAATGCCGAGCGCCTTGAGGTACTGGGTGCCGCACACGGCCACCTCAAGGTCAGGACGTTACATGAGCCTCTGGTGGGTGCCTACGTGGTAGAGACCAACCACTGGCCCCCGTTTGTTCGTGACTGATGGCTATATCGCCCGAAAAACGGGCTGCCCTGGCCCAGATAATTCTCAAGCGGCGGAATTCCCAAGTCCGTAATATCCTGTTTGACAAGCAGCGGGAGGTTTACGACCACGTCCGTAAAGAGCTTGACCAGGCCGGTGCTGAGTTAAATCGGATTCTCGACCTGTGCGGTGGCAACCCCTTGCTGGTAGACCCCGACCAGATAGCAGACCTGGCCCCCAAGCCTATCTTCGCCAAGACCCCACGGCGTGGGGCCAAGACCACCCTGGCTGCGGGCATTCAGCTTGATGACGCCCCCAGGCACCCCAACGCCCATTACCCCTTCATTGCCATCTCAGGCCCTGCTGCCCGTGGTCAAGCATGGCCCGTATTCAAGTGGTGGCGTGATCAGTTGGGCCTCGACCTTCACATGAATGAAGGTGACATGTCTTGGCGGCTCCCCAACGGGGCCAACGGCAAACTGTGGGGTGCTGATCGTGAAGACCTTCACCGTAGCTTCCTGGGGGGCAAGAACCGCATCGTGGTGGTTGACGAGTCGGCTTATTGGAAGACTGACCTGGGAGGGTTCCACCGGGACAAGATCAGCCCCACGGTGGCTGACCAGATGGGCATTGTCATCTACCTCAGCGCCCCCTCAGAGCGCCTGCAAGGGTTCTTCTACGACCACACCAGGGATGACGACAAAACGCTCAGGCTCCCAGGCGCTCAGGTTTATAGTTGGGCCACGGATGATAATCCCAACATGGCCATCCAGTTGGCCATGCTCCGCAAGCAGTGGGAAGCCGCAGACCCAAATTACAAAGAGCGCCCGTGGTACAGGCGGCAGTGGGAGGGTGAATGGGTCGCTGAGACTGAGGACGGGGTTTGGCGCTACGACCGCAACCTCAATACCTTGGAACTTCCCTGGAAGGCCCCCTACGGTGAACGGTACGTGCTTGGGATGGACTCCGGGTACACGGACGGCATGGCCTACGTCCTGTTGAGTTACAACCCCTATGAGCACGGTAACATCATTGTCCACAAAGCTGAGTGGTACACAGAGGAACTGACCGACAAGATCGCCAAGAGAATTAAGTTGTACATTGGCAAGTACAATCCTGAAATTGTCGTGGATCCAAACAACGCCCAGCTTATTGCAGATCTGGACAGGATTTATAGTGTCCCCACGGACCCGGCCAAAAAGACCGACAAGCTGCATTGGATTCGCACGGTCAACTCCCTGCTCCAGGATGGGACCATCCAGGTAAAAGAGCCGGACGGGGACTGCACCGCCCTGGTGGTGGACCTTGAGGGGATGAAGAAGAAGTACGACAAGGACACCAAGGTCACCGTCATGGATGACGGAACCAGGGTCATCCAGGGGCCGGGGACTTGGGATATTGACCTGACCAGCGCCCCAGGTCACGCTGGTCATGCGTTCCTGTACGGGGTGAGGCATTGCCACAGCCAGATGTTCAAACCCTCAAAGCCTCGCCCCGAAGAGATGTCGGAGGAGTGGATCAAGCAAACAACGGACGCCTTTAGGAAGAATTCAAGGAAGAAGGCACGGCAGGGTAGGCAATGGAAGCGTTAGCGCCCCCCACCTTGACCTTCCCAGGAATAAAAGGATAATAAGCTATGGCAAATACCCCGGCTCAATCCCCCTGGTGGGAAGAGGAAAAAGAAAACCTCCCCAACGCCCTGTTTGCACTAGGCAAGCAGCTTGAGGAACGCCAGGCGGCTTTGATGGAGCGCCAACTTCAAAACATCCGAATGTACGATGACCGGGCCTATGACAGCTTGAGGCCCGACAGGATGTCCGAGACTGCAAGCACCGCGTCCGGTTCGGGGTACACGGATTCTGATTCCCTGTCCCCTGAGACTGGAACCCACGACCCAATCTCAATCAATTTCTTACGTTCCGCTGTGGACACCGCCAACGCCCGCATCACCCAAGAGCGCCCCCGTGTCATGATCATCACTGAGGGGGGTAGCTGGACTGACCGCAATCGTGCCAGGCACATGCAGAAGGCCGTGGACGGGCTGCTGGACACCTACGGTGCTTACATCACCGGGGAACAGATTCAGCGGGACAGCATGGTTTGTCGGTTCGGGGTGATGCGAACCGGCATTACAATGGAGTCCACCACCAAGAAGGTCGATGGCAAAGAGGTCAAGACCTCAGCCCCCAAGATTTACATTGACTGGACGGCCCCATGGAAATGGTTGGTCGATGAAGTAGCCTGTCAGACCGCCAAGCCCCGCCAGCTTTACATGCACGACTGGTTCCCCCTGGAGTATATCAAGGAGGCTTACGGGTCATCCAAGGATGAACTGAGGCAGCACAACCTGTTCAAGGCCCTGGACAATGCAGCCGAGTACCGGGGTTTGTCCGTGGACAGTGTGTCAGCCCTGATGGTTGAGGTTTGGGAAGCCTGGAGTGTTGATGGCCCCAACGGCAAGGGCCGTCATGTCATCTGTGTGCAGGATGACTACCTGGTAGATGAAGAGTGGGAACCCATGAAAACCAATGACCCTGAGCAGCTTCCGTTCCCAGCGGAGTTCCTGAGATGGTCAAATCCCATGGCTGGGTTCTCCGGTATTTCTGCCTGTGATGAAGTCCGCAGCCTTCAGGAGAATATCAACCGGGTGAGCCAGGCCAATCAGCGTGCCGACCATTGCGGGTCTTTTGTCCACGTCATCAAAGAGAAGTCCATCAAAGAGGAAGACCTCCCCCGGGAGCAGATTACCAACCGTGAGCGGGTGGTGTGGCCCACAGGGGTGCAGATCGTCAAGCCTGACGTAGTCTCCGACAGCCAGCGGGCTTGGCCGATGCAGCAGGGGGAAATCCTTTACAACATCATGGGTGTCTCGTCCTATGAGGCCAACCCCGGCCAGCCTGACACGCAATTGTCGGGGACGGCTCTGAGGAACATCGAACGGAACGCCACTGTCAGGTTTAGCCGCAAGGAAGCCCGCTACGGTCGGTTGTACATGCGGGTGGCCAAGAGGTTGATCTTCCTGGTCCGTCAGGTGGCAGAGACCGATCCTGAAGCAGCTTTTGTATTGGTCCGGGAGGGCAATTCTTTTAACCGGATCAACTGGGCCGAAGTGGACATGCCGGATGAAAATTTCAAAATCCAAATGTTCAACACGTCCCAGCTACCCCGTGACCCTGCTGGCAAGCTCCAATATATCCAGGAGATGATCGCCACCGGGTTCATCGATCCGGCTTTTGCCGCGACCCTTTTTGATATGCCCGACGTGGAGAGCTACCAGAATATCCGGCTCGCCAGCATCAGGTACATCGGCTGGGTCATGGACAAAATGTTGTACGACGGGGATTTCACCGAGGTCTCTGGAATGGAGGACTTGGGGATGGCCATGGATTGGGCCGCAGCGACCTGGATGTACGGCAAGATGAATGGGGCACCCCAACCCAATCTGGACATGCTGGCCAAGTGGCGTCTGGATGCTCAGGCCATGCAGGAACAGCAGATGCGGGAGCAGATCATGAAGCAGCAGGCCATGCAGGCTGCAATGGCTCCCCCTGTTCCAATCCAGCTTCCCCCTGGTCCCCCCACGGGCGTCCCAGAGGGCACGGTGCCCCCTCCCCCCATTGAGGGTGGTGGGCCGGCTGAGCGTTCCCTGGGTCTTCCGGTACAATAGATCTTTAGCAGTAGTACAGGGGCAGAGACCCCAAATTGTATTTCACTTGTAGGAGGGCAACATGGCAACAAAGAATAAGGCCCCGAGCTTCGGGGACGTGGTCGGTTACTGGCCAAAGCACGCACCTGAAGTCCGTGTACCCGCTGTGGTTTGCGGGTTCTATGAAGACAAGGCTGGCCGGTTCTGGGCAGAGCTTCGCCCGCAAATCCCGCCGAGCATGTGTGCCAACTGGCGTGAGACGGACCTGGACTTCTGTGAGGTCGCTCACGGCAACCCCGGTCAGCCTGGGACGTGGACGTTCCTCGATGAAGAAATCCCTACCCCGTCCCTGTAAGGAGGTGACCTGTGGCCAATGACCTTGAAGTAGGTGAGCCAATTCGCAACAATGGACCCCAAGAGGGTGCCTACAAGAATGAAACACCCCCAGGCAGAGCCAAGGATCAGATCCTTGACCCTCTGGGCAACCCCGTCAAGAAGGACACCCCCGCCCCGGTGGACACCTCAAGCCACCAGGCTCAGATCAAGGACCTTCAGGATCGCCTGACCAAGACCGGGGAAGAGTTGTTCTCTGCCCAGCAGAAGGCCAAGGAGGGCAGCATCCCTGATGATGTCCGTGCCGACCCTGAGAGGTTGCTGGAATACTACGGTTTAGGGGACAAGAAGTGGGACATGATCAGCAAACTGATTGGTGAGGATGCGGCTGAGGAGTTGAAGGGCAACAATGAGGGTCCGGCACCTGACCCTGAGAAGCAGGCCCTTCAGAAGCGCCTGGATGCCCTCGAGAAGGATGCGGAGCGTGGCCGTGTCCTGGAAGCCAAGGCGCAACTTCGCAAAATCCTGAGCGATTCCGAGACAGAGGTTCTGGGTGCCCTGGGTGATGAGGGTATCGAGGCCCTGTACAGCGAGCTTGAGCGGTATGTGGCCAAGTACAAGGAACTCCCTGAAGGGGAGGCTTGGACCCGTACCTTGCAGAAGGTTGACCAGGATCAGAAGGCATCGGCCCTGTCCACCCTCAAGCGTTTGTCGGCTGTCCCGGCCCTGAAGGCCGAGATGAAGAAGATGCTGGGTGTACGCACGGATGCAGTCATGGATGCCAGTGACCCTGCCTCTGCTGTGAAATCCGCTGAGCAGTCCTTGAACAGTGCGCTTCTCGGGTTCAATCCGGATCTTCGTGAGCAGGACACGGGCCGCCAGTCCCCCAAGACCCCGAATCCTGCCAACATGGACGACATCGTCAAGGGCATCACCACGCTGGCTCAGGCTCGCACCAAACGCCGTTAGGCACCCTACCCCCTACCTTCCCCATAAAAAGCCAACCTGGGCCATCTCAGGGACGCACATTACAGATATACTTGACTTCCCTGAGTGGTTAGGGATAATAGGTGCTACATATAGCAACACCAAGCAGTTAGCCGGACTTCCCAGCCCACCTTCTTCATCAGTCCTTACCGGCTCCTGGCAACGGAAACTTTTAACGCCGTTTTTAGGAGTTTGTAATGGCCGCTCTCTCACTAACCGAAATCAACGAATGGCTCCAGATCCGCTACGAAAAGGTAGCTGCTGGCATGTTCGACGACTTCTACATGCAAGCCAACAAGTCCCCCTTCTACAAGATGATCCAGAAGAGGACGGACTTCGACGCCCGTGAAATCCAGTTCCCGATCTTCTGGGCTGGCCGTTCCTCGGGTTCCACCGACTTCGCCACCGCTGTTGAGCAGTCTGCTGTTCCTGCGGTTGAGGGTGACATCTGGGAGGTCGGTGACGATGACCTCGAAGATGAGTACTCCATCTGGGAGTTTGGGGGCAAGGCCCTGCGGCTTCTCAAGCAGCCCTCTGCCAGCAAGCATCAGTTCTTCGCCCAGTTGAACCGGACGATCATGAACTCCGAGGCGAACATCGCCCGGAGGATCGCCCTGAAGCTGTACCGGGATGAGGAAGCCTTCATCGCCCGCTTCGGCACCGCTGCCACCATGACCAACGCCCGCGTAGCGTTGGGCAACCGCCTGTACGGCTACTGCCTTCAGCAGGGTGATGCGGTTCAGTTCACCAGCCCCGCTGGTGTGCTGCGGGCTGCCACGCCCCTGTACATCAAGACCATCGAGATGACCACGGCTGCTTGCTGGGCCACGTTCGAGAATGCGGCTGGGGTTGAGACGGCTCCGTCCACCCTGACCGCAGTCGCGGGGGATTACATCATCTTCGACGGCGACAACGGTGCGGGCCTGACCGGCTTGAACGCCTGGGTGCCCTCCAGCCTGGATTCCGGTACGATGTACGGTGTGGTTCGTAACACCGGCTCCATCCGCGCCAAGCAGGGAACGTACCTGGACTGCACCGGCAAGGCCATCCTGCTCGCCCTGCGTGAGATCGCGTTCTACGCTGGCGACCACGGCAACGGCCCCGACACCATCCTGATGGACGTGGACAGTGCGTTCAAGGCTCGTCAGGAAATCGAGTCCAGCAAGAACTACCAGTACCAGATGGTCAGCCGGTCTGCCATGAAGTCCAATGGCCAGTCCAGTGCCGTTGTCGGTGTTGAGGGCTTCATGGTCCAGACCGACAAGGGCATGGTGTCCTGCTTCCCCGACCCCTACTGCGAGCCGAACAGCGCCTTCGCCCTGAACATGTCGGCTGACTACTCCCCGAAGCTGTGGAGCATCGGCCCCATCCCCGGCCCCCTGGATGACGACGGTCGGCTGGTTCACCAGCGGGACGCCCTGGACAGCTACCAGGGTCGGCATGGCGGTCACTGCAACATGATCGTTACCGGCCCCGGTGCCATCGTTCGCGCCACGAACCTCGGTCTGTAACCCCAACGCTGACCTGGTAGGCTAGACCCTACCAGGTCAGCAACCCACACCCACAGGCTAGACCCTGTACGGGTGGGAAGGAGAGTGACCATGGGAGACCGTGGAGCAAAGTATCCTCGGAGGTTGAACCTCCGTGACACCGCAGAAGTGTGCTTCAAGATTGGAACCACCGGTGCTGGAGTCGTTAATTCCATCGTCAACGACAGGCACGATGCCATTGATGAGGTCCAGCACCTCGGCACTGGCCTGTTCCGCATCTTCTTGACGGACGGCTGGGCAGAGTTGCACGGCTTTGAGGCCCATGTTCTGGGGACTCGGGACCGCGTTGTGTTCCTGTCGGATGTGGCTCTAGGCGACCGGACCATTGACTTCCAGGTCACGGACCTGAGCAACAACAACCAAGACCTGTTGAGCAAGCAGATTTATCTTCGCCTGCTTCTGGCGTCCACCGCAAACCAGTAACGTAGTCAGGGAGGCGCACCGTGGCCAGAAGTACGACACTCCAAGCCCTCCTGGACCGTATCAGGTCACGGTGCGACTCCCGTTCTATCCGCCAGAGTGACCTTGTTCTTACGGATTGGATCAACGAGGCTATCACTGAACTCTGGGAGATTGTCAGCAATGCCAATCCCACCTGGATGTTTAGGGAATTCCCCGCCATCAACATTGTCCAGGGCACTCAGAGTTACGTTGTGCCCACGGACTGCTTTAGGGTTGGAAGGGTGGACTTGCTCCAGGATAGTGGTGATTGGTTCTCCATGACCAATTGCACGTTCATGGAGGTGGAATTCACTCAGGCGTCCACAGCCCCGCGTGGGGGTATGCGGTATAGCCTTGTGGGTGAGAATCTCTACCTTGAACGCTCCCCTGGTTGGTCACAGGTAGGTGGGTTGAAAATCTGGGGAATTCCCGTCCCTGAAAAGCTCACGCAATCGGGTCAGACGATGGACTTTATCCATGGCTGGGAACGGTACGTGGTCAACAAGGTCATCGTGGACTGGTCACAGGCCGACCAGAGGGTTGTTGAGGCAGCCGCAGTGCTCTTGGGCAAGGCAGAGCAGCAAATCCTGTCAGCGGCCACTCGTCGGGATATTGGCCAGGGGGTCAGGTTGAGGTTGGTTGACCCAGGCGGTGGCATTGGGGGCCTTCGTGCAAAGCGTGGGCACCCGTGGGATTAGTTGGAGGGTTCCGGTAGTTCAAGCCCCCGTGCTACAATGGTATCCTGAATGGGAGGTCCCAAATGTCTGACCGGAAATTCCAAACAGGAATTGTTGAGTACCACAAGCCCATAGGGTCCAACGCCCCTGCCCCCACAGCCATTGCTCCCAAAAGCCCAATGGAACTCGATGCGGAAGGGGGTAGTGGTTTTACTTCTACGGCAGAATCAGAGGGGCTCAGTGGGGACATTGACCAGACAAGGGCACAGCCCTTTGTGGGGGCCAGGCCGATAACGGTCACGTTACCCAACGGCACTTCCCAAATCGGTAATCCTTTGGGGAGAATCCCCTCAGATGTGATTCCGGGGCTCCCTTCTGCTGCTGTCCACGTCTATAGATCAGCCGCAGACTTGGCCCAGACTACGGGTCAGATAATCCAGGTATCAACGACAGGGGCCTGCACGGTCACTTTGTGGGTGGTGTAAATGTCTCAAGAACCTAAAGAAGTAACAAGCATCATTGACCTGTCCAAGGGCATGGAGGCGGGGACCGACCCCAAGCTGTCTGAGAAACCCATTCTCATCCAGAACATGTACCCTGACCATGATGGTTCCCTCAAGCCCCGTGGTGGGTCCGCCACCATGGATACCAATGAGATCGACAACCCGAACATTTTCTCCCACAATGGGAAGCTCTACACAGCGGGGGATCATCTTAGGGTTAGTACCGGCCTGGCCGCAGCGGAATCCGTTGGGGAACTCCACCTGTTCGACATTGAGACCGAAGAACTCAATGTCGATGAGAATGACATCTACGCTGTTGAGATGGCACAAAACTCCACCTACCGCATCATCGGGTATAGCTACTTCAACCAGACCACGTTCAAGGCTTACAGGCGTTCTGATGGCCGTCTCATGGACACGTTCGTACCCCCAACCGGAGGTGGTACACACGCTGTGTGCAAGGTTGTTAGTTCCGCAGGCAGGCTGTGCTTCTTCTTCAAAAACGGCTCCGCTATGATCAAGTGGGGGTACTTTGATGAGTATCTTGGTAGGTTCACCACGTACTACAATGTAACTGGGTCTACTGCATATTCAACACACCTCCTGTTTGCTGTCTATGTGGGTAGCACCAACGTCATGCTCTGTGCTGCGTCCAGTGCAGTCACCACCGAGATGATATGCCTTAACACTTCCACAGGGGTCACCGTAGGAGCCTATTTGGTTGGCGGCTTGACGCAACCCATGGGTTTGATCCAGTTTGTTGACCCCTATAATAATTATTCTGCTGTCGTTGTAACTTGGGACACCGGCACTTATGGTGTGGTGGCTCAAGGGTACAACTCGGCTGGGTTGAAAATTTCATTTCAGATTCTTTGGACTCCTATTGGGAACCAAAGGCCGAGAGTTGCCTGTGGTGTTCAGAGAGATGATTACACGTTATCCATTTATTGGAGCTTCTACAATAACCTCGCACCTGTCTCTGGGGGCTTGAAGTCCACTGAGACTAAGAGGCGAGACTACATCACGACCTGGGGGGGCACACCCGCACCCAGTTCCATGGGTACGTCCTATGCGTGTGTGAACGGATGTACTCCGAGCCAAGACCCGTTTTTTGCAGGGCCGGGTACTCGGATGTACCTGCCGATTACTGTGAACACGGCATCGACCCTGGACGTAGCCCCCCTGAATAATTTCCTGTGGAGTGGGGATACAAACCTCCTATCTTACACCTACAAACCCCTCCGTGGGAAATACCTGGCTGGCAGGGCATGGCATGGGGATGGTGGGATTGGAACTCCCCGCGAAGTC